ATCGCCTCGTGACCTTTTCTCGGTTCTTTTATGCCATGAGTATGGCGCCAAGTCATACCTAGAACAGCATCGTTTTGCATGAACGCTTCATATTGGCTGCCAGAGTACATCCTTAATCCCTCAGTGATTGCAGTTGTCCTGGCACGATTGCGAGAAAATTCAGGGAGTGAAGACAGTTTACCTTCTAACCATCGGATTCCTTTGCCTTCATCAAACGATTCTTGAATCACTCCTACAAGAGCGTTTTCCGTAGTGATGTTCATCAACTTTGGCAGCGTCCTAAGCCATTTTCCGATGTCTCGGTAGTGTTTCGTCTGATAATCAAAGCCTTCAGATCCATCATACTTGGCATTAAATTCATCAAACAACCCAAAGAAAGCTTTTCTCAGTTCTGGGATAACACTTTCTTCCATGTTTGATTTGAATGATCGTCCACGGAGCAAAACTTTTATAGATAATTTGGTCGGTTTCTTTTTTCGATTCTCTACGAATTTCTTTACCTTTTCCCATACTTCCTCGTAATCAATCTGCAAGGTATCATCCATCTTATCCTCTGAATTTAAGATGAACGTAAGCAATATTGGGACAAATAAAAAGCCTGCTTTTTCTAAAAGCTTAGCCAGTTCATCATCTTCTTCTTTTTTTAGCTGTAAAGCGGCTTTGATTAACTCTTCATCATTCATTAACCTTCACACTCCGGATCATACGACGAATACCTGCTGCAACTTCACTTACTTCTCCTTCACCATATGCCTTAGCCACATCCAATTCACCAAGATTAAACGCTGATGACGATGATTGTCTATTAAGCGGATAATTGTACTCTTGTCCATCAAAAGCTTCTAGCGGCTTATTGAGGGCTTTTGAAAGGATATCCCTCAAATCATTAGGAGCAACAGCATTGGCTTGGATAGCTGGTGTAAGAATTGCTTTAACATCCTCCATGTTCACTAGGTTCGATGATTTCAAGAATACTTCTACATATTTGAATTCATATTCCCTAAAAAGCGAATTAATACGCCAATCGTAAGATTCTCGCATAGGTTGGAACGCTTGCTCTTCCGTCAGTTCTTTAGCAGTCTCAGCAGTAGCTCTTGTATAGTCGCTTGATCTTGCTACATAAATTGGGGGCAAACGGAATGCTCCAAGGACTGATTCAATGACGTTCTCATCATACTCAAGAAATAGAGCATCTTTTTGTAAGATGTCAGCTAGTTTCTCAATGTTAATGGCTGGCTTGAATTTATCTTCCCCATATCCTAAACCTTCTTCTGCAGGACTTACTTTTTCAGCTTCTAGCAATAAAAACTTATGCTGATTTTCTTCCCCTCCAATTGCATTAGCATATGCCTGTAAAGTGGCTTCGGATTGTTCCGTCAGCTGGGCATTCTCTAGCGTGATGGCAAGAGGAATATGTCTTCCCTGAGTAAAATATCGATAGTTCAATTCGTCGGCTTTGCGATTTCCAAGTATTTTAATCAATGGACCTACCCAGCGAGGCTTGCCATAAGGATCTTGAAAATCACCATTTTTAAGGTGAATGATTTCAGTAGCTGTGCCTTGTCCCTCAGAACCCACGCTTCCATTTGAATTCAACGGAGTAGGGTCCCCATAGGTTTTATACCATGTTCCAGATTCTTTAACAGAATCATCCATAGAATCACGAAAAACAAAATAGCGGACCTTAATCTCTGATCCGTCCGCATTTATAACTCTATTTAGTTTGGTAACAGTCATGTACTCAGGCTTTACAGAATCAATTCCTACAACATCACCTTTAAGATTACGAATAACTTCAATATAGCCATTCCCGCATTCTTCAACATGTCGAATGACCTCCTCAATCACTTCTTTCGGCGGACGTTCAAAGGATAATTCTTTGAGAAGGGTATCCAATTGATTCCATTCTGTCTTCATCTCTGCTGTTTCTTCGGTGTCGTCAACCTTGTAACGTATACCAAAACCAAATCCAGCCACGTTCGTTACATATGCTTCAATTGATTGATTCAGAATGTCAGATATATCGGTGATTGATCGTAAAGTAGCAATATCATATGGTGGAGATAATTGGGTCAAATCTCTTCTTTGATCAAAACCACCTGCAGACTTAAACTTTAGAGTTCTTTTCTTCTCAATGCTCACGTTCTTTTTGATATATTCTTTAGGAACAGATCCTGACGATCCGCCACTAATAATTTTCGATGTCAAGAAACCACCTCCTAAAATGCTGTCTTTCTATTTGTACGTCTTCTCTTGGCTTGCTGACCTTTACGCCTTTCCAGTTCAATAGAGTATCGCAACATAGCCATTGCATCATCAAAGAAATTCACCGGAACATCTTTAAAAGTATTGGATTTCTCGTCCTTTCTCCACTTCCATTGTTGTATTTCTTTGATTGTATTTGTACAACTTGGATGGATATGGATGCGCATCTGCTTCAAATAATCGATCTGCGCTGACACACTTCCGGGTTCTTTTACAACTGGTTCAGCATGATAGCCAGCTTTGCGCCACATTTTAATTCGATCCGGCTCGGCAGAATCACACCACATAACCAGTTTTTTATTGATTCTTTTTTCATTAGCGATCGCAATAAGTTCACTCGTATCTTTTTCGAATTCGTAGATTTCACGGCACAAAAAAAGCTCACCATCTTTAAATCCAATCTCACCAATAGCATTGGCATGATTGAATCCAAAGTCTTGAGCGTTAACCATGTAGTCAAAACGTTCTGGATCTATGTTAAAGTTTTCTACAATGTAATTAGTAAGGATAAGTCCACCAGACTCACCCCATTCGCCGAGCCCATAGATTTGATATCCATCAGGATCACGCTCTTTCCGCATCATCATCCGCCGGTGATAGGCTTCATCTATGAATCGATTCTGTAGATATGTGGATTGATGAGTAAAGATGTCTGGATGTGTTACATCAAAATACTTTGCCTTAATCCAGTGAGTAGCAGATACCGGATTAAAAGTAAAAGTCATTTGATAGTAAAGATATGGGTTGAAATCCAAATTACCACGTAAACGGTCATCAAGAATATCTACATCGGCTTCATAAAGTTCTGTCGCTTCCTCGATCCATATCCAAGTTAGTTTTCCACGATCAAAAGTAATAGATTTTACTTTTTCTCGCTGTCCGTCATCTTTCATTCCACGAAATATCACTTGATTGCCAGTAATTTTTGATTCGAGCATCATAGGCGATGATTTAATGGACCAATATTTGTGGTAGTCAGATCCGTAAATCTTATAAATAGCAGACTTCAATTCAGCATACGTACTATCTTTATTTGACTCGGCAACTTTACGAACGCAGAGAAGATTTGCTCCTTTATATTTCGGATCTCCAAGTTTTATGATAAAGTCTTGCGCAGTATTTACGGATTTACCAGAACCAGCTGATCCTTTAGCTAATCGATATCTTTTCCTAGTGGTATTGTAGGTTTGGAAATTTCGGTTAAATTGTACCTTAACTATCATTTGGCGCTTCGTTTTCGCCATCGCCATAATCAACCACCACTTTCAGATCCATATTGCCATCTAGTTCCACTTTATCAGTCCATAGGCTATACCTTTTGCCAAGAAGTTCAGCTGCTCTTATACGATCTTTATTAGCTACTTGCACATCTTCTATCGTTGAACCATATTCAGATCCTTGAAAGACTACCGTTTGATCTGTTTCTTCTCCTCGCATAACCTTACTCAAATATTCCAGGACCTCTTCTTGATTAGCGATTTTTTCTGATTGCAGCTGCTCAAGTCTTTCGTCTATATATTGTCTAATGTCAGGTTTTGTCAGGTTCTCACTACCTACAGACTTCCTAACGCTTCTCATGAAGAGATTGATTGTCTGCATATAAAGATTCAAAGTTCCGCTTGAAAGTCCCTGTATCTTCTTTGAAACGAAGAATTGCTTGTATGCAGCAATATCAGATATTTCGTCGTAAATTACAACTTCGTTTTTCTGTTCAGTGATCAAATAATTCGCACATTCTACCGTTAGAACATCTTTTAGCTTTTTCAACTGATCTCCGCTTAACAGATCCTGAAGTTCGAGTAATGTCCTATTGATCAATTTTTCTTGCAAGTAAGTCCACCTCGCTTCTAGCAGACTTCGTGGATTTTCTTAAGACTTACTACAGTCACATCGTTAAGATTTCGTTGTATTTCATCATCTTTTTCTTCAATACAGCTGAGGATTCTTACTCGTGCTGAATTCTTGTATATTCGACTTACTTGCGCTCTTATCTGACCTGAAAAAGGTCTTCCCGGAGTGCAGATGTAGCTTTCACCAACTTTTACAGATCCTTTTTCTTGAACATTTGCTGATTCATATTCTCCAAAATCTTCGAATGGCGCTTTAATGCTTCTGCTTCTCATTGATGGTCCCTCCTAAAGTGGATTAATTTCAATTTCTGTTCGAGGATTGAAGCTGTAAACTTTACGGCAGATGCTAACTGCTATCTGGCCATCGTCTTTATACAAAATGCCGTTTACCGCATCCGTCACTGCTTTGAAATAATTATCAATGTCTGGCTTTTTATCGCAATACATTGTCTCGTCCTCAAGCAAAGTCCTGTTTTTCTTTACTCTTGAGATATAAGCTGGTGGATATACGAAGAAGCAGACATCAACAATTATCGGTCCTTTTTCAATTAACAGCGGCCTTTAATAGCCTCTTGGATGGTGACGTTCAAAATCTTCAAGATAGAAAAAACGATCGCCATTTCTACGATAATTTCATCCAGAAACTCATCTGTGTAATTTCTAAGTTCAGTTCTTTCAACATCAGTCAGCATTCTTACTTGTGATTCAGCTACGATTCTTTGAACTATTTTCTTCCGTTCTTTTCTTTCATCTGATTCGATTTCTTGAAATATCTCAAGATCGTTCGTTGATTTAACATCTGCCAGTTGGCCATCCATGGATTTGAAAAATCCTAAGTATTGGTAACTGATGTCTCCTGTTAATTCATCAGTAGCTTGATACCCATTTTCTTTCATTGCCTCTAGATACTCGATAGCCTTGTCAATATTGACGTTAGCTCCATTAAAATGATCACTTACTGTTGCATTTGGTGTACTAGCATCGATCGCTAATTCTTTCTGTCTCTTTCCCGAAAGAAATAATGATAGTTTTAAGGTCCGACCGATTTTTGCTGCTTTCGGCATGCTTTCACTCCTTTTATTCGTTATTGTTTTTGGCACAAACGGTCAATTGTTGTTTAAAATGAACTTAAGCAACAAGTTCTGGTGTTGAGGCGAACTGCCATTTATCGTCAATATAGGAATAAATGTCCTGTGCTACTTCATCGGTAGCTAAAAAACGAATGATGATTTCTTCAACACCGCCAGGGTTCATGAACAGTTCGCTTTCAATACCGATTGAAATGCTAAACTTGCGTTTAATTGCAGGAATAATCATTTCTATATATTGTGGTAGAAATCCCGAATCGACATTCGCTTTAATCATTTGCGGTTTGTCTTTCATTTCGGCACCTCCTTATGTGTCATTTCGCGTAGTTTAGGTTCAAAAAAAAGAGTCCACTCAAAATCTAAAGCTTTTGCTATTTTCATAGCTTTTTCGACAGATGGTCTCCGTCTCCCTTGCTCTATAGATGAATAAGTTGTTCTCGGAATATTTGATAGCTGAGCAACTTCATCTTGTGTTAGATCTTTTTCTAAACGCAATTTAGTTAACCAGTTTTCCATAAAAATGATTCTCCTTTCAACGTGTCGTATTGCGTACTTTTATATTACTACGCATTTTGACACATGTCAACAATTAATTATTCTTTTTGACACATTTCATTTTTTTGTTTTTACATACGCGCATTGCGTAGTATCATTATTACATATTGAAGCATTGGAGGTGCTCAGATGTTCGGACACAGACTCATGGATTTAAGGAAGCAAAAAAAACTAACTCAAGCTGAAATGGCAGATGTTTTAGGTGTCGCACGTACTACATATTCATCATACGAGCAAGGTAGACGTACCCCTGATGTTGATATTCAAAATAAAATAGCAGATTATTTTAAGGTTAGTCTTGATTATTTGCACGGTAGAACCGATTCTACGAATATTGAAAAAGATCCTAATCTTCTCGTTGCAACTCACGTTGATGACGATTTGACTGATAAGCAAAAACAAGAAGTGCTAGACTTCATCCAATTTATTAAGATGAGAGACCACGACAAAGAGTAGGTGATGTATTTGAATATTTCTGAACGTTTGATGGCTGAATATGATGAACTCACATATAAATTTGAGGAAAAAATGCCAGATCATCAAAACGGTTTAATCATTGGAAAAACAATCTACCTGAGACCTGGACAATCTGCAACTGAATTAGCTGCCACAATTTCAGAAGAAATTGCTCACTACCTTACCTCAGTTGGTGATATCACAGATTCAAATAATCCTGATTACCGTAAACAGGAAAGACGAGCACGTGATATTGGTGCTGTGATGCTAGTGTCACCTTATGACATCATAGATTGTTTTGAGGCGGGATGTATTTCTATTTGGGAATGTGCTGAACATTTGCAGGTGTCTGAAGTAACATTTAAAGATGCAGTAAAATGGTACGCTAGGAAATGGAACGGAATTAAAACGGAAAACAACTACACTCTCCTATTCCAACCGAATGGGACCGTAGCAGTTTTAAAATCATTTAATAATTTTTAGGAGATGGGTAAATGAAAAACACAAGATTAGTTATAGGGATTGTCAGCATTGTACTATCTGTTCTAGTTGGGTTTCAATCAATGATAGCCGGTTTGGGTAATGCATTGGCTGAGAATGGAGAAGTAAGCGGATCAGCTGGATTTTTATTATCCTTATTTATGTTAGTTGCAGGTATTATTGCAATTGTTGCAAGAAAAGGTGGCAAAGCAAATTACGTTGCTGCAATTTTTTACATTTTAGGTTCATTACTAGGATTTGCTAACTCCGGTAGCTACGGCGACTTAAAAATATGGTCATTCTTAGCTTTGGCTTTCGGAATAGTATTTATTGTTGGTGAAATACTTGGCAAGAAAAAAATGAAAGCTGTGAGGTAAGTATAATGAAAAAAATTACACTATTTGGATTCGCATTCTTAAGTCTCATGTTGGGTGCATGTAGCAATGATACCAATGAAGCAAAATCTTCAAACTCGTCTGAAGCAGCATCAAGTGAAATTTCTACTGAGGCTTCTTTAGCTACATCCGCTTCATCCGAGATTTCAACTGCTGGAACGTATAAAGATCGCACGTTAGATGTTCCAGATGGAACATTAAAAATCACTGGATTTGAGCGTGGTCAAGATTATGAAGGAAATCCTATGTTTTACGTATTCTTCGATCTTACTAACAAATCTGACGAAGCTCAAAATGTTCAAATGCTATATATGAGTTTTGTATCAGCAAGTCAGAATACTGGAGCGACAACTGAAGATTTAGAGATGTCTATAATGATGGATAATCCATACCAAGAAAAAGCAGACTTACTTCAGAAAGATCTTAATCCTGGGCAAACTATTTCAGGCGTCTATTATTACAATTTCGCAGATGATACCAAACCTGTAACATTTGAATTTTCTGATGCACTATTTTCACTTAATGACCCTGTAGCAACTGAAGAAATTGAAATTCCATAATTATTAGATTAGCCTTCGGGCTTTTCTTTTCGAACTAAAAAGAACATACGTTCGTTTTTTTGTTGATAAATTTCGAGATAATTATTTTTTAAGTGGTCATTCGATTAATTTAAATTGATATTTCGGAATTAAGTATAAAAATTACGAAAGGAGAATTCTCATGGCTTCTATAAAGAAATACTATTTGAAGAAGGCAAAACAATATAGATATGAAGTTTTCATTTCTAATGGAATCAACCCAGGAACAGGAAAACAAAACAAGATACACAAAAAAGGATTTAAGACATTTGATGAAGCAAATAGTTATGCCAAAATAATTGAAGGGAAAATTGCATCAGAAGAATATTTCAAAGAAAATCCACAGAACTTAACTATAGAAGAATTTCTTGAAGATTGGGTAACCAATTATAAACAAGCGGTCAAAGAAGGTACAAGAGTAGTTCATAGAGCAAACATAAGGATGTATATAATTCCCTATATTGGAAAATATTCTTTGAACAAATATACTCGAGCTGATCATCAAAAGTTCATTAATCTACTACTCACAAAGGCAGGTTTAGGAAGAAACGGACAAGGTTTGTCCATCACTACTGCCAAAAGCGTAAATGCGACGCTGAGCAATGCATTCAAAAAAGCAATTCAATTAGGTTATATAAAAGATAACCCAACTCAATTCGTTGAATTTCCAAGATTGATTGAGAAAAAAGAATCGATCAGATATTATGATCTGCAGCAAGCTGATAGATTTTTAGAATTTGCGAAAAAAGAATCCGAGGTTTTGTGGTACCCCTTCTTCCTACTAATCTTTGATCAAGGATTGAGGAAATCAGAAGTAATGGGTTTACAGTGGCAGGATATTGATTTCGGTGGGAATATGATCAGTATTGAGAGAGAACGGTTAGGATCAGTTGAAAAAGGCTTGAACATTAATGCTATCATTACTGATGATCCAAAAACACCAGCCGGTATCAGAAGTATGCCTATGACTAAAAGAAGCAAACAGGCGCTCCTTGCTTTTAGAAATCATATCCTGAGTACTTTTGGTACCTTCCCTTCCACTGAAGATGGCGAACAATTTATCTTCTTACAAACCAGTAAGAGATATAAAGGTAAGATAGTTCGTGATCGATCAGTGAATGGTGCATTTAATCGGATTGCTGAAAAAGCTGATTTGCCGAAAATTAGAGTCCACGATGGCAGGCATACATTTGCAGTCAGATCTCGTCAAGCTGGTCTGTCCTTAGAAGATATCAAAGACTTCCTTGGTCACAAAGATATTTCAACAACTCAAATCTATGCCCACATTTCACCAGAAGTCAAAAAGAGGTCTATGGAACAATTCGAAAACTACATCGAAAGCGAAAGAAAAAAGCACTCGCAATGA